AAGCGGCAAAATCCGCCTTCTTGAAAGAAGCCGGCCGGCACTGCCAAAGACCTAGCGTCGAAGGATCGGGGATCAGGTTCGTGAGTAACGCCATTGCGCCGGGGAAAGCCTCCGACGCATCGAGCGTATCGGACACGCCTCGTGGACGCCAAGTGATCGGTTTAGAATTCCGCTGCATCACCAGCCTATGAGCTTGGTGTTGCGCAGCCTATCCGTAGCTCCACCGAAGCGGCGGCGATCCAGCATGACCGTCTGCGCACGCGAGTTCTTGTCATCCTTCATTTTCAGGTACCGGCGCAACAGCACCGCCGCACCGTTGGGATAGGCGTCCTCGTCGGCGCCGAGATACGAGGGCATGCGCTCGTCATCGGTCAACGCCATAAGCTCGCCGGCAAGCCGGCGGACCAGATAAGTCTGATTGGGAAACCAGGGAACCACGGCAATCGCTTCCGGTCCAAGGGGCGTCTCGCCGTCCGAGGACGTGCCAGCAATATCCGAGCGCATCGAGTAGTAGCGCAACGTCACCGGATACGAGCCCGACGCCGGTGGCCACACGTACATCACCGGAGCCGTGCCGAACGGCCCGAAACCCGGACTAAAACCCGAAGACCATGGAGACCCCGACATGGTCCCGCTCAAGTCAGTAGCGAACGCATAGGGAAAGCTCGCCAATCCCGGCGTCTGCACCAAACGGTCGAACTCGTCCAGATCAATGGGGATCATCTCGTACGGAACGCCCTGGATGACATAGAAAGCATCCCGCTTGTAGCAGCGCAGATAGTCCTGCGGCAGCTGGTACGGTCCCGAACCCTGCCCAGCTGCTGAATTGAAAGTGAAATTATAGACTTTACGGTTTACGTCGAAATCATAATCCTGACAGAGTTCCGCTAGAATGGAATTTAGTATTTGTCCAGCTTGTACGGTAAAACCGGGAACGCGCGCGGCTTGGCACGCTAGGTTGACAATCTGCTGTGACGTAAGCACATTACTGCGCCTTCTCTAGCTCCGCTATCTCTTTGCGGACATTCTTTATATCACCGCGAAAAGCCTCTATCGTCTTTCCGTAGTTGTCAATTGCCGCCTGCTCCTGCCCAGTCGGGCGCCAGTCGCCATTACGCCCACGACGACCAAACGACTTACGCGCGTTCTCTTCAAATAGGTCGCGCTGCGTCTCCTGCGTCCGTAGCTCCTGCTCGCGCCGTTCCAGAAACTTCTTCAGGTCTTGCAGGTAATAGCGCCGCTCCAAGTAGGCAACGGCGTCAGCCATCTTGTCGAGCGCACCACGGATTTCCTTCTCGTCCCAATCCATCGGCACGCCAGCAGTAAGCGTCAACTGCCGACGCTCACCAACCGCCGTTTGAAATTGGATGCCGATGGCTAGATCGGCACCCGAAATGGTCGTCAGCTGCTGTTCGCTCATGCTATATATTGTTCAACGTCTGCCGAGAATTGATCACTCCGATTGACAGGTTCTCCATACCGGGCCGCATCATCGTATTGTGAGGGCGGCGGGTGATATCTCCCCGTCGCCGGTGCCCGTCAATCTCGTGCTGATGCTCCCAGGCACGCGCCATAACGTCCGCCATGGTACGCGCCACCAAATACGAAACCTCGTACGTGAGACCGTGGAAGAACACCACGTTATCGAGCCGGATGAATGCCGCATGATCCGGTAAATCGATGGAGACGTACTCCGTCTTTTCATCCGGCACCAGCGCACGTTCCTCTTCGGCAATGGCTGCTGCCTTGAATTCCTCCATCGCCTTCTTGACGATCTTATCGCGGACGTGGTCGCGCGCCTGTTTGCGAAGCTCGTCCTTCTGCGCCGGCGTAAGCAACTTGTCGGCGTCGATGCGTGCCTCGATTTCCATGAGACGTCTTGCCTTCCTTGCCATCGCAGACCTCAACTGTGCACGTAAGGACCATTGGCAACGGCGTCAGCCGAAATGACAATCGGCCAACCCGTCGTGGCGTCGATGGCGATATAGTCGCCTTCGCGCAAGACCAATTCCCCGCGCTGGGGAATGAATATGCGCCCCTTGCGCATGTAGGTAACAGGAATACGCTGCCGGGCAGTACCCAACGGCCCCATCCCTCCACCATAAGCCCACATATCGCGCTTGACGAGGCCGTTGAGCAGCGCGATTTGCGCTGGAACGACATCATCGGGGCCAACAACAAACGCCTGAAGCGAGTTGTTGGCCGTCGTGCCGAATGTTTTCAGTGCCATGACTATTACCCGAAAGCGCCACTGAAGGCGGAAACGGACTCGATGCGCAAGAAGAACTGCTGATTTTGTATCAGCGTTCCATACATGCACTTCCAGCCGACAATCCGTAGCTGGTTCAACGGATCAGACTTGTCGGCTTCCTTGAGGTAGCTAAACTTCACATCGTCCAGCACCACTTGACCGTAGGCACCACGCCCGAAAATGTACGTCGGGTACACTGTCATGCCGGCTGCCGGTGCCGCCGGCGGCGTCTGTGCAGTACCGATACCAGTAATAACAACGGTCTGGCTAGGCGCCAGCTGCGTAGCCTGCCCGGTCATCGGCCCAGAGGTCGGACCCGCCGCGCATAACCCCAGGTTCGTCGGCGCGCTCGTCAAACCGACGTAGACGTTGAAGGTAAAACCGGCAAGTGCCGGCAGAATGACCGATATCGAGCCGTTGGGACCAGTAACGGCGATGCCGCCGGAAGCCGCGTAAATCTGGCTCTCGTACTGGTTCTGCGTGTCCGACGCCGTCACGATGATGAAGTAGGTATTAGTAGTTAGCGAACCGGCGGTACCAGCGGTACCGGTAATCGCCGCGTTACCGGTAAACGACGGCACCATGTTGGACATGGTGAAGCGGATACCCGACCACTCACCAAGCTCGTAATTATAGAGCCGGTTGATATCCGACTGCGACCACGCGTATTGAATGGGCTGGTTCTCGCGAAGATCACTAGCGACAAACGGATGCACGACCGCAACATAGTGTGGCATCCTGCGCGGGTCGTTAGACGCCCGTGCGCCACCGGCATCGGCCTCAAGCTTCGTGTCCGTCATCTCGTCGCCCATGTAGCGCGGAGCACCGAGATTGAGCAAAATCGCATAAGCGCGGTTCAACTCATGGATATTGAGCACGTCGCCGACCTGAAGCGCCCCGCGACTGCCGCGAGAAGCAACATAATTGATCTGCGTGCCACCATTGAGGTTGTTGAAGGTATTGCGCTCCAACGTTTCAGCCACCTGCAAGCCGGTAAGCTCGATGGCTTTCCTGAACAGCGGGTGCTTAATGGTCATCTCCGCCACGTCAGTAATGGTGATCTTGTCACCCCACTGAAGCGCGGTAGCACTGACCTGGGCAATCGTCATCACTTCGCCGATTGGCGGCACGCCTTCGGACAGCGGCGCAAATGGCAGTGGAACACGATTGTAACGGGTTGCTGTGTAGACCACGCCGCGCCCTTTGGGCAGCGTGAGAGGATCGCCGAACTGGTAGACGACCAATTGCCGGCGCGTCAAAGGTAGCGTCTTATCGGCAATATAGGCTTCTACGTCGGCAGTAAAATTGCCGCTGACATTGACGGGCATCGCGTCTCTCCTACAGCGGCGTCACGCGCCGCTAGATGTTTACGTTTTCGAGACGCCTTTCCAGCGAAGAGTTTCCCTGTTGACGACGGGACGCAGGCTGATCGCTACGGGCATTACCCGGTCGCGTGCGTTGTGCTTCCACGCGTGCCGAAGCGGCGCGTTTCTGCTGGCGGTTAGCTCCACCGCTCCGCGCCTCGATAGCTGCCCTGCCTACAAGGTAGTACAGCAAGTTCTCTCGCGGCGCCGTGGAACGCTGCCGTGGATCAGGGTGGTTCCGCATCTTCGCCAACTCGGCTTCTACACGCGGACCCCACTTCCGATAGAACGGGTCAACAGCTGCTTTCGCATCGAAGGCGGCTTTGTCGCTCGTGTCCATCATGTTGAACTGCATCATCTGCAACTGCGCAGTATGACGATGTTCACTCTCGCGCATCTCCTCGCGGATGCGTTCCTCTGGACTGAGCAACGCGAAACGCTGCTCACGCTGCTGCGGTGTCTCGCCCTGCGGCGGCAGATTTTGCTGCCGCATCATCTGATCCACGCGCTGGCGAAGGTCTTCGAGTTCCCGACGCTGCGTAAGGATCGTCTCTTGCTGGGCGGTTATCCGCCGGCTGGCTCGCTCCGTACGACGTGGCGGTGGCGGCTCACCCTCCCCCTGATCCGGCTCATCGCCGTCTTCGGGTTCCTGTTCCTCGCCATTCTCTTCCGGCTCTTCTTCGGTCTCGCCTCCCGGCAACTGCTCTTCGTCTTCGGGCGGCGGGTCCAAATTCAAACCGTCCAGGTCGTCATTCTCACCAGCCATGGCAGCATGCTCCATCAGTGACTTACGGCCACTAGTCGGTAGGAGTGACTTACGGCCACTAGTCGAAAGTTGCACAAAGATACGCCCTAACGAAATAAAGTGTCAAGGCACCGCGACCCCACCAGTCCTAGTGCATAGCGCTAGAAGCATGCGAAGCATTTCACGCTCCGTAATCTGCTGCTCGCGCGCTACCCAGACAACAGCCACAAGCACGAGCACCATGAACACCACAAGCGCAAGTACCATTGGCTGGCTTTTCAGCCCTTCCACCACGCCGCCAGCTACTTTGCCGGCCTCTTCTGCCGGTCCTGGGCTCATTTATCGCATCCGTCTGGCTTCCAGTCTTCCGTAGACATTTTGCCCCGATACGGTAAAATTGGAAATTCCATTCAAGTAAATAGTCGTGTTAGCGTTTGCAAGGAACCGATTTGGCGGAACATTTTCAGACGAGCTAAAACCAAAATTATAAATCGTCGCATTCGCGTAACTGTGCATAGAATATCGCCCAAGCCCGAAATCGAATGCCGGCGGCGGGTCCGTGCTCCATTCTCCGGCAGTATAAGAGACCTGCGTCGTCGATTGTCCATCAAAATAAACGCTGCCCGAAATAGACCAGTCACCAGGAGTTACCGTAATTGAACAAACGTTAGTAGACGTGTTGGTAGCAAGCGGCAAATGCCCCGACGAAGCCACCGCGCACGAAATCAATTCCCCCATGTACCCGGCAGATGCCGCCGTTGCATTGGGGTTACCGGGAAGCTTGAGCACAGCCGTGTTTGCCGGCCCCCAATCAATTGTTGTAACACCCGACTGTATTTTGCCTGCACCACCAAACAGCTGGCAACTGTTGGTAGCGCCCGGCGGATTGACAGCGCTCAAGTTAATGAGCGCATTGGAAGACAGCGAGCATTGCGACCCCGAATTACCGGTACCCGACCCCGCGCCTGAATAAGTCGCACCGCTGGCATCGATATACGAATTGTTGGCCCCGCCATAGAAATTTGTAATCACGCCTGCAATCGGTAACGTAATCGCCGCACTTATGCTCAAGAACGAGTCAATAGACGACGCGCCGAACTGCGCCATGCCCGTGGTCGTCGTCCAGGTGAACGTGCCCGCGCAGCTGAGGCTTGCATTGTTCACCGCGCTGCAAATCGTTCCACCATTAAACGGCGCCGTAAAGCGCATATTGTCAACATCACCAAACGCCATCTGACGGTACGAAGCAATCGTAATATTCGTAGCAGCGGTGGAAGTAGTAAACGTGATGCACTGCGCAGTCAGCAAAGCACCATCCTGCACATCGAACCCCTTCATGCCATTACTTTGTATATCCCAAATGACATTCTGCGGATTTGTACAGTTACCGATAACGTTCAGCACGCGATGATAATAGAAAAACAAAACAGAAGTTCCGGTACCGCTAAACGCATATGTTCCGTCCGCCACATTGAGATTGCAAATACTACCAATAGGACAGCTATCAGCTGCGTGCTGCGGCGTAAGACACGGCGATCCGTTACTCTGACAACGATTGTTAGTGTCGTTCCCAGTTGGCGCAATATACAAATTCGTAGTCGCTGTAACGTCACCCATCGTGCGCAGCGTCTGCCCGGTCAACACCATACCGGCACCCAGCAGGATCACGCCGGTACCACCGCCAATCGAGGCTACGCCCGTGGTAATCGACCCGGCAATACTAGCCGGTGTGAACTTCGCCAGACTGCCGCCGGTAGCGTCATAGCCTAGAACGAAATCGTTCGTCGGACTAGGCGAGACCTTCAACGGCAATCCTGCCGGCGACATGATTTGCGCCGTCCCAACAGTTGGATTGGGGTTCATCAATATACCAGCACCGGAAAACGGCACCATATTAGTCGTGTTCACAAAACTGCATGTCAGCTTGCCGGTAGCATCGGCAAAGGTTCCCTGGAATGCCGCACACTGGCTTGGTGATAGCGTGTCCAGGTACGAGGCCACGATATCATTCAAAATCTGATTCATTATCTGCGGCGTAATCAATCCGCTCGTATTTGGGATGATGTTGGTGTTGATTTCCGACTGAATGGCTGATTTTGCTTTCTGCGCCTGCGCCGGTGTGCAGAGAGCAAGCGCCGTCAACAGCCCAGCGAGCAGTTTCTTCATAGGAGCTTCCCCTCCAACCGTGCCACGCGTGCAGCGCGCTCGCGCTGCTTGTTGGCATGTGATTTCACGTTGCGCATGCGTCCGCGATCCCCAGCAATGTCCTGCGCCTCCATCAACGTATCGTAGTCACGGCGCGTACGCCAGTTGATATCCTCGTGTGGCAATACCTCACTAAGCTTGGATACCTTCTTCATCTTTCGCTTCATGGCTACCCTCGCGTTGGTCGCGGCATAGCGTTGCGCAGCTGATCGGCATGGATCATGCCGGGCGGTCCTTGCCCGTTACGCGGCCCGGCAACCTGCGCACCTTGCCGTGGTGTGCCAGCAATACCGGGCTGACCTCCGCCGCCGGGCGATCCCTGCGCTCCTTGCTGTGCCTGTTGCTGTTGTGCGCTCTTCTGCTGCATCTGCATCTGATGATAGATGATGTGCTCGCGGATCGTGCCGTGCATATCACCATACGTCTGAACCTGCTGCATGTGGCTTTGCATGTGCTGAGCATCGTCATCCATCGGATTGACCGGCATCTTCAACCCGCTCTCCATAATGATATTCTCAAACTCGGCATCAAGCGAAAGCTTCTTGCGCACGTCGACAAAAATCTGATTAGCCATTCGCGGCCCATACGTGTTTTCGATAAACTGTGAAATTATCGGCACAAGATTGATTTGGTAACCGGGATGGTACTGCGGCTGGATGCCCCGCAGCACGTTGAGCCCCGAAATCTGCTGCTGTACCTGCTGAGCATTACGCGCAGCCTCGACGCCGTACCAGCGGAATTCATAGTGGCGATCCATCTGTATAGGCTCAATTTCCTCCATGATCGCCTGCACACCCAGCTCGCCGAAACTGCGGATCGTCAGCACATCGTCACGATACTGATGGTCCAGCCAAAGAAACCACTGAAGCAGCGGCGTCAGCATCTCGCCTTCGAGCACCGTCACGGCGTCCGCTGTCGTCAGCAGGTCGACCTGCTGCTCGTTGGCTATCTGCGCTTGGTTCTGCTTTTTACCTGCCGTGGACTGAGGCATCATCGCCGGGTTGACGCCTAACGTCTGAAAAATCTGCGTCTTGCTCTCACCCACGATGTTGAAGGCGTCTTTCCAGATTGGCGGAAACTGCGCAAACTGCGTATTCTTCGGGTCGGTTTCCCAGATTGCCGCCACATTGAGCACCATCGAGCCGATACGCGGGTTCTTCTCCGGGTCGGTCATAATGATCGGCATCAACGCATAGGCTGCGGCGTCCATGCCCTCATTGATCGCATCGCTCGCCATCAGCTGATAGCTCTCAACATACTTGATCTTCGACACGCCCTTGAAGCTGCCTTCGACCTTCTCCTGCGGCGCTGACAAGATCGGTACCTTATCGCACCAATATGGGTTCCGCTTGCAGCTGAGCACGCGGTCCTCGCCACCATAGTAGATGCGCACGATGCGCCGTTCACCGTCGATGTTCAGCTTGGTCCAGGTCTCATAAACCTGCGCCACCGGATGCCCCTTCTCCTTACGCACGCCGGCAGCATCGACCACATGCCCTTTCTTGTCAGGCGTCTCACCCTTCATCTTTTCATTCATGTATCCAATCAACGAGTCAGCCTCGTCCTCGTCAATCTCGCCGTCATCCGCCAGCTGCTTGATCTTGGCCTTGGACCAACGACGGATAATCGAGACAGACCCACCATTCTCTACTGCCGCATCTATCGAGTCCGCCGTCCACGGCAGCACCAGCACATCGGCATCGGGCAACACTTCAACGTGCGGATACTGGTGAACAATAGTCTCTTCCTCGATATCCTCGTACTCCGAGCCCGGTAGCTCCACGGCTTCAGAAACAGCTTCGTCATCGATGTGTAGCTTGTCCACCGTCTCGGCTTTACGGACTTTGCTGACGATGTGCCGTTCGTTGCGCGTCCAGCTGATATAGAGATTGTACTGCCCCTCTATGTCACCGTTCTTGGTCAGCGCTGGCATAATCTTGGTGCGCAGCTTGAGCTTGCGGATATAGTGTTCAAGCAACGACATGATCGCGGTCGGCTTGTCATCGGTAGCCGAGACCTCGACGTGCTTACCCGACTGCGGAAAGCACTGATTGGTGAAGCGTGTACGCCGGGCCTCCACGGCGTCGTGAATGATTGGCACAAACACTTTCGAATTGCCGGTATAGAACTGCTTCGGTCCCAGCACACAATTGTACAGGTCCCAATAGTCCATCTGCTCGTTGGAGCGTTCCCATTGATCCTGAAAACCGCGCTCCACTTCTTTCAGGATATCGAGGCAGGCGTCCTTAATTT